GTATGCTACAAAATATGTTACAAACGCCAATTTCCCCAGTGTTTTCAATGGGTTTTTCTCCCCTGCTAAGGGAGTAGGCGTCTAAAAAGCGCGCGAGAGTTCAAATCTCTCCTTCCGCGCCAAAGTACCGATTTTAGCTGTTTTAAAGCTAAAATCGGTACTTTTTTATGATTTTCACCCTATTTTCTGCGTATTTTCAAAAAGCAAAAAATAACGTTATGACACGCTCTGTAACATAAAATTATTTCCCGTATGCTACATTGTATGCTACAAATTCAGCGCAATGCGAGGGGACTCCCCTATTTTTGCTACATGGACTTTATTTTCCGAAGCATAGAATCATAGACTTTTCGGTTCACAAGCGATAGTGTGTCCATAAGTTCATCAACAACCGCCCAAGCCCTTGCCGGATCTTTCCCGGCTACCGCAAGTAAAAACTCACTGTCCCCGTACTCGCCCACGGTAGCCGGTTCTGCGGTCACAGGGGCGGGAGCGCCGGAGTAGCAACCCACATACCTACCGCCGTCGCCCCGTTCCTCCTCCTGCATCTTGTCGCGTATCACATAAAGATCTGCCAGTTTGGCATAATTGGGATAGCTGGATTCCTCATATTCCAGCCGCGCTATCTCCTTGCGGATCTCGGCTTTATCCAGCATATCGCGCCTCCTTATGCCCGCTCGATCTGCTCCATGCAGCGGCGGATCGCTTCGCGGGTCTTATCGTCGTCCGCATCGCGCATCATATCGTCCAGCTGCGCGCGCATATGATCGCGGGCGTCTGTGCGGCTGTAGCGGCCCATTGCGTCGCGGCGGCGGCCACGGTAAGAGCTGCCCCGTCCATATGTACCGCGCATATCCGCCTCCCACTCGCCATCGCGGGAATAGCCGCCGTCTTCAGCCATCTCGATCTTGTATGTATTCTTGATGGAGCTCGTCAGCTTCTGGATCGCGTCCAGATCGCCCGCAGACATTTCGCGCTTGTCGGCGATTTCGTCAAGCTCTTTGCAGAGCATTTCACGCAGGTTTCTCAAATCGTACATATTGCATCCTCCTTTCACGATACGCGCTCGATGATCATATTGCTATTTGCGAAATTGATCGCCTGGGCGCTGGTGTTCTTCGCCGCTACAGTCAGGCAGCAGCCGCGCGGGACTTCCACGAATGTGGAAACAAAGATGTTAAAATAGTTTTCAACAGCCGCAGGGGTTACGGTCGCTGTGGCGCTGCTCAGAGGTTCGCCGTTGATTGCAAGCGCAGCGGTAATGGCACCTACTGTTCCGCCTGTAGGGATGGCGATATTCGCGCCAAAGGATACGCGGAACTTCGCCTTGCATTGCTGCGTAAGCCCGCGCAACGTAACAAGCCCGCTTCCTTCTCGATGTACGATGCACGGCTTTCCGCAAGCCGCCGTGGAGATAAGCGGGACGTTCTGCCCAGCGGCGACAGTTTGAATCCCGGATGATGTAAATTCAGCCATAAAATCATTCCTTTCATAAAAATACAGCGGCAGGGCGATTGCCCCGCCGCGTTGTTGTCAGTATCGGCACGGGGCCGACCATTTTCGTGAGGTCACGAAAAAGCTATGCTATGCAGTTGTCAGCAGCCGCACCCCTGATTGCAGCCACAGCCGCCATAGCCGCTACCAGCCCACGGGTTACAGGTAATGTAAGCGGGGGAAGGGCACGGACGCAGCTGCGAAATGAGGTAGTTGTTCTGCGCGGCCTGAGATGCCGCCAGCTTCAGATTCTGATTCTCGGTCTGGAGGTCGGACAGCTTGCTTTGCGTCAGGAAGTCGAGGATGGCGCGGCTGTTCTGGTTGTTCGCGTCAATGATGTCGCGCGTGGCGTTCTGCACGGTGTTGCGCGTGTCACACGCCTGCGTCGCCATGTCGTAGCGCACCTGGGCGATAGCTGCACGGTTTTCGCAGCAGCAATCTGCGGCCTGCATCTGCATGGCGTTGAGCTGCTGCATGAGAGCTGCCTGCTGGTTGCAGCGGGAAAGCTCGGCATTCTGGAAACCGCTGTTCATGTTCTGATTGACGCCCGCAAAGCCGTTCAGCAGCGTAGTGTTCATGGCGTAGAAGCCATCGCAGATGCCCTGCTGCGTAATGTCGCTTTTACGTTCGATCGTCGATGCTGCGCTGTCGATCTGGCGCTGAAGAGTGGCAAAATCACTTGCAAGGACGTAATTGTCAGCAGCACCGCTGTTGCCGTTGTTTCCCCAGCCGCAGAAAACAAACAGGAAAAGAATGATGATCCACCACGCGCCATCGCCGCCGAAGCCGCCAAAGCCGCTGTTCATCATGCCGGTTGGCGCAACAGGCATAGTGGCCTGAACGCCGCCGTCAGAAAGAGACATAGTATCACTCCTTTGAAAAATTTTTATTCATCAAATCGTGGCCACGATGTTGATTTATGTTGATGATTACTGCATCAGGCTTTGAAACTGCTTCGCCATCTGCTGTAGCTGATTGAGCTGCTGCTGGTTTAGCTTACCACTCTGCAAGAGCTTTTCGACCTCGGCTTTGGGGTCGCCCTTGAAATTTGCTTTGAACTGGTTGAACTGCTGCACCATCTGTGCAAAATTGCCCATCGGCATCTGCCCGCCGCCCAGCGCGGCCATAAACGGATTACTCATCGTCTTCGTCCTCCTCGGCCTTGCGTTTCTTTTTGCCCTTTATTTCGCCCACAAGAGCCGCCAGCGCGTCAAACTCTTTACGGGTGACAAATTCCATGCCCTTTCCCTGCGGAGATGTACGGGGCGTCTCTGCGCGCTCTACAAGGTCGTAAATCTTGAGCGTCGGCTTCCCGCTTGCATCCGCCTGCTTGAGATACACAGTCGGCGCGGTAGAATCCCACAGCGCCACAGCGGAGTTGGGCGCGATGAGATAACCCCTTGCCTCCTGCTCGCCGTTTACCCACTGCACACCGCTCTGCGCGATGGGGTTCTGTTGCACTGGCTGCGACATAGGCTGCTGCATGGGCTGCATCTGTGGCTGCTGCATCTGCCGCATCTGCATGAGGTTATCCGGCATCGGCTGCGGATAATAGGGATTGAAATAGGGATATGCCATGTTCATTCCTCCGTTTCTTTTACCCAGTAATAAAGCGGGATTTCGTTCTCGCTATTCCAGCTGTCATAGATCGTCCCATCCTGCACGCACACTACATGCCCAGAGAGGGCGAGAATATACGTCCCGCGCGGGTGCTCATCGGCAAACCTGCCGACCGTGTAGCAGTCCGGGCAGGTGTTCGGCATCACGTTCCGGGTAAAACCATGCTGCCGTAGGTATGCACCCCATACACTGTTTGCGCTCGGCAGATCTCCCATGATGAGTCCTTGCAGGCACAATCCGATATACACCTCGTCCCAGCTCTTCCCGGTCGCCTTTGCGATGGCCCGGACGGTGCAGTCCCCGACCTTCTGCCCGGCGGGGTTTGGATTAAAATAAGAAAAGCCCATACCGAACACTCCTTTGTGTGTCCAGTATGGGCCTTTTTGCGGCTTCTTGTGCCTCAGTTGTGTATCAATTTGGTTCAAAATTTAAGCCCGCGGTTATTCCACGGGCTTAGTTTTTGTTATCGTTCGTTTACAGCCAGAATCTCCGCCGCCATCGCGGCCACATACGGCGGGCATCCACGCCGTCCGCCGCACCAGTCCTGCACGGTGCGCAGCGGGATTCCAAAATACTGCGCAAATCCGGTCTGCGTCAGGCCGTACATCTTGATCAGCGCCGGGATCGTGCAGTGCGCGCCGTCCCAGATCCCGCCGAGCAGCGCGATCCGCTCTGCCGGAACATCTGCGTCTTCGGCATCGCCCCAGACGCTGGACAGTACCATATCGGAGATGTAGGCGTCGCGGTCGGTGTATGCGCCGGTTTCGGCGTAGAGGGCGGAGCGGATAAAGGGTGTAAGTTTCATCGGGATTCCTCCTGTGTATTGTTTTTTGCCGGAATGCGGGGATCTTCGATCCCCTCGGCCAGAAGCACTCTTTCGTGCTCAGTTTCGGCCCAAAGATGGGCAGAGTATGTTGATTCGAACCCGCCGCGGTAATAGCGCCTCCCGCGCACATAGAAAGCCGCAAATATAAAATCTCCAGATTGGCGATGGAGCACGCGAACCCATCGGTAGCCATTTCCGTTATTCGCATTAGGCTCACTCCGAGTAGCAGCGTACACTTGCACTCCATCAACTACATTCTTTTTTACGGCCAAAGCCGCCAGCGCTTTCGCGGCCTCTGAATCATGTTTCATGCACCCGCAGCTTTTTGGATTGCATCTGATGGTACACGCTGGAAAAACCTTTTCCTGCCCGCACAATTCGCAGCAGCACACATACATTCGATCTCCGTGCGGGCCAACCCCGTCCGCTCGAAGGACTTCAAGCGCACCAAATGTTTTTCCGGTTAAATCTGCACGCCTTTCAGTATGCGAGCATCCGCAATCTTTTCGCGGGCGTGTTTTGCTCGTGAGCCGGTATCCTTCAATCGTAAATTCGCGCCCGCAACGGTTACAGCGGCATTTCCAGAGCGTTGCGCCGCCGCACACCCTGGCAAACTCCAGAACGGATATGGAGTTTATCGTTTTCCCGGCCAGATCTACTCGTTTGTTCGCCATATCTCAGAAGCAGTACGCGCTGATGGGCTGACCGTCGATGCGGACGGTGGCGAGTGTATCGTCGCTGAAATCGGGATAGTCAGCGTCTTCAATGCTGTCTGCAAGTTCGTCCAGCGTGTAGCCAAAGTACACGCAGAATGCATCGCCCAGGCAGGCATCCATATCGCGGCAGAGGATCGCGGACTGTTCTTCCGTGTCACCAGCCTCGGTGGCAATGGCAGTGCAAGCAATGAGTTCGTAACGGTTGTTGATGATCTTGGTTTCCATGATGTACCTCTTTCCGGCTTATCGCCTTGCTTTATCTTATGGCCTTATTATACACGCAATGCGTGTAATTGTCAAGAGGAAAATGCAGAAATTTTTAAAAATAAGCGCCGATTTCTCGGCGCTTATCTCAGTTATACAGTTTGCTGGATGTCCGCTGCATCTCCCGCATGATCTCCGGCAGGCGGCGCTGTACCGTGGCGCGGCCCAGAAACAGCTCTGTTGCAACGTCTACCTGGGGAAGCTTATCCACAAAATAGAGCTGCGCGATCTTCTCGTTTTCCCGGCCAAGATTGGCCTGATAAATCACGGCCTCCATATCCTTGCGAGTCAGGCGGCCCAGCTCTGGCGGCAGCTTGGCCCGCGCCTGCGGCGACATACGCCCCGCCTCCTTACTTTTCCTTGTGATTCAGCACAGCGATATTGCCCTTGTTGCTCACTTCGAGATCCAGCGCGGCGGCCAGATCGCGCACCTTGACGTAGTTCGTGCCGTTTTTCAGGATACGCTCAACGGTGATTGCCTTTCCGTCCACGATGATTTTGCTCTTTTCTACCATTTCGGTTTCCTCCTCTGCATTTTTTCCATCTTCGAGGGCCATCACGGTATGGCCCGAGCTTACCAGCACGTCCCCGCGCAGGAGATTCGCGTCCGTCGTCAGATACTTGCTGCTATCCAGCAGCTCGAAGTCTCCCGTCGCAGGCCAATCGTGCAGCATACAGTAGGTGGTGCAGGAATTCCCCTGCTTTTTGTAGAGCGCGGCGACGGCCTCGCATCCTGCGGCCACGGCGCAGAGCGTCATGAGGCCGGAGCAGTCCGTTTCGACGGGCTTTGTGATCTTGCTCACGTCCCACCCGACGGCTCTGGCAGCCTCATACGCCGTGTTTCGGTCGCTCATGTCGTACCCGATGTTCCGGTTTTTAATCGCCGCCTCGCACGTCTGCGCGGCCCGCTCGGCCTTTTTGCGGCTCTTGTAGCGCAGTACGCCGAGCCAGCAGCCATTGTACCAGTTGGAGATATTCAGCTCCCGCCCGGTCTGGTTGCCGGGCTGCTGGTTGCGGCCTCCGGTTTCTCCAAGACTGGCCTGTCCGATTTTGATGCTCATGCCCGGTCACTCCCGTACAACTCGTGGTGCAGCTGTAGCACGGCGGCCTCGATCAGCTGATCGATTGTAGATACGTCGAACCGGATTCCGTGTTCGGCCAGAAAATTGATCACATAGGCTTTCTTTTCCTCGCCGTCCGTTGCCGCGTAGAGCTGTTCCGCCGCTTTCACGCCGATCTCTACGTATGTTTTGATGGTTTGCAGTTTGTTGGCGTCGATCTTGGTTTTGAGCCACGGGATCAGAAACGCCGAGACGAGCGCGCTGACGAGCGCGATCACTGCCGAGATGATCTGTGTGTAGTCCATAAGTAATTACTCCTTTCGCTATTCGACTGTTTCATTTTTCTTCGCAAAAACCCGCTTGAATGCAAGCAGGCCAAGCTCTGTGATGGTTGCCCAGCCGGTAAAGCCAAGCACGTCGGACAGGTCTACTGACGCGCCGAGCTCCGGGCTGCGGATGACTGCAATTAGGACGGCGACGGTTTTCAGAGCGCAGGCCCAGCCAATTACCGTCGTGATGAGCTGGAGCAGATATACAACAATGGTTCGCGCCATTTCGCCCTTGCTCCACTTGCCTTTTACCCGCATATCTGCCTCCCAATTTATTGCGCATTGCTATGCCCGCACTGCGCCTCCAGCTGGTGCAGGAATTTTTTCACGTCGCCGTTCCCGCCCATCTTTTTATACTTCTCTCCGGCGATCAGGCGCTCTGCCATCGGCATTTCCTCGCTCATGATCGTAAGGCGGAGGATTGCCAGATACTGCTCGTCCTGATGCTCCTGCATTTTCCCGAGCTTTTTGTCGATCTCGGCGAGGTGCGTATCCTGCGATGTGGCCTTGCCGCGCTTTTTCTGAACCGCGCTGACGATGGCATTGACTACCGCCGTCAGCGCGGACGAGCCGAGCGCGGCGCAGGCGAGGGTGACGATGATGGTTTTGGTGTCCATTTTTCTGTACCTTTCTCTTTTATTTGCCGGGCCAATCGTCCGCCATTTTGATGTAGGTGGTGGTATCGCTGGAATAGCTGATCGTCGGCAGCGTCGTGCCGCCGAGGACGGCGTAGAGGGCTGGGTATGCAGTCTGATCGAAGGTTGAGCCATCGCACGCGTGCCACGGGGCGGAGAGGACGCGGACGGTCGTGAGGATATCGCCGATGTGATAATTCGGCTCCGACAGCTTCCCGAATGCCTCATTTACCATCGGGTCTGTTGGCGCGTCGCCCGCTCTCCAGATCTTTTCGGCGATCTGTGCCGTCAGAAGATTTCCGGCTGTGAGCGGCGTCCCGGCCTCCAGCGGCTCGTCCTCCGGGCGAAGCCATACGTACCTCAGGAGGCTTCCGTCCGCGTCATACACCCCGTAGCGGACGGCCCCGTTTGCGAGATCGTTTGTGCCGATTCTATCCCGCATGGCTATTCCTCCAGCGCCTTGATGTAGGCATTGCTTCTTGTGTCCGTCCCGATGGTAGGGATTTCTTTTCCCGCCGCGCTATAATCGCAGTACGCCAGCCCATTCGATGATATGTATGCCGCCTCCCCGTCCGGCGATAGTGCAATACTGTCGACGCTGCTCCCCAGTACGTCTCCATATACCGGGCCGGATGCTGGAGCGCTGATCGCAATGATCTTTTCCGCTCGATCAGCACTTTCAGATTCGCTTGCGGTTTCTGAAAGCACCAAAAGCCCGTTTTCGTATTTGCCGTTCGTATAGTTGTCGAGCGAGTAGCTATCGGTTTTGTAGGAAACTACCTTCCCGTTTTCCCATGTTGCACCGTAGTCCGCAGAATACCTGTATACCATATATCCGCTATACATCGTGGTTCCCGCACCAGAGAAAGCAGCGTTCACCAGTGCAAAAAAAGCAATTATATTTGCGCCACAGTGGTAAGCCGACATTAGGGCGTGATAGGTGTACGTCGACGGCTGGTTGAAGGACGGAGTTAATTCTTCGATGTTTACGCTGCTGACTGCCTCCCACGTCGGATTGATCAGGGTTTTTGCCTTTGAAGTCTTCAGTGTGCCGCTGGTGCTACAGTTCAGTTTGTAAAAGCAGTCCTTTTCTTCGGCGTAAAATACAATTCCGCTGATAAAGCCTGAGATTCCTACTATTTCCTTCGTTGTTTGGTTTACGTAGCTGGCATTTACTTCTCTTCCCGTGTAATTGTTATAGGCTCCGTATTTGCTTCTTACTTTGTAGATATACAGAACGTTTGGTGTAATAAACATCTTCAGTCCAGCGCTTCCAGGCAGGATGCCGCTTGCATATAGCGCAAACGGCGTATCGAGGCTACGTGTTGTGTACACTCCGTTTAACTCTGTGGAGTCTCCGGAAAAAACAGCGTAATAAGTGCCGTTTGCATACTGCACATCCGATACCAGCGAGAGTCCGGGCGGCATATCCGCCTGCTGCGTCCACGTCCCCAAATCGGGCGACGTCCAGAACTTTCTGTCGTGTAGGCCGACCCATTCCCCATTCAGATACCACATAAATCCAGGTTGAATATTCGATGACTTCAACGCCCACGGAAGCGGCGCGGCAGAGCTTCTGAGCACAGAAAACAGTTTTGGATACTGCTCCTGTGATACAGTGCGCCCGTCGCACGGCAGCCATGCGTCGGACAGGTCTGTGCGGGCGGTGATAGCGATGTCGCCGACTTTGGCCGTACCATCCGAAAGCTTGCCGAGCGCGTCATTCACGGTCGGGTCGTCCGGCTTCTTCGAGCCGGGCCAGATCTTCGCGGCGGTTGCATCGGATAGCAGATTTGCCTTGTTGAGTGGCGTTCCCTCGACGGTGGGCGCGTCCTCGCGCTTGAGGTATTCGTAGTGGTCGAGCGTGCCGTCGGCGTTATACACACCGTAGCGGATCGCGCCGTTGGCTAAAACCTGTGTTGGCTGCCTATCTTTCATGTGAGTAATCCTCCTGCGGCGCACTCCGCCGCGCCGGTGTGGCGAAAAGATTTTGCAACGTTGACGATTAAGTCCTCGCAGAGCGCAAGAATGCGCTCGATGTCATTCGCACCGGTGTAGGTCAGGCGCGCCAGCTGCGGCGCATCCGACGTACCGGCAGGATACGCAAGCGCGTCGCGGATGTTCTGTATCTGCCGCCGGTATTCCGCCGCCTGTGAGGCCGTTATAATGTCCGTGACAGCCCAATCGGTTTTTGCCGTCCATGTTATGATCTTCCCGCAGATTGGCCCAAGGCGGCCCGCCAGATAGTTCAGGGCGGTTCCCACGCGGTTCATGTCGCTTGCGTTATACGCGCCCTTCATCCCGGCCAGCCATTCCGCCCGCTCGTCGGAAGTCATGGCGGCAAAGCCCTTCGCGGCAAGCGCCTTGACGCGCTCCACGTCCGCCTGCGTCCGGGCGGTGACGAGGGTGACGATGATGGTTGCAGCGTCCATGGCTATGTACCTTCTTCCGTGATCTTCTTCCACCCGTCCGGGTTAACGGATGGGTTCCAGACGTTGGCGGCGAGCAGGGATTCGTAGAGCTCGTCCTGCCACCAGCCTTTTTCGCCTTTGGAGAATGCAAGGCCGGCGGTGATGGTCTCGGGGATGATGCGGAAGCCCTGCTTGTAGGCGATGTCTTCCCAGAGGGCCGGGGCGGCGTCCGGGGTGTTCTGGGCCGTGTCCCAGAGGTCGGAGGCGGCGCGCTTGATGGTGCCGCCCCAGTTGATGCGCGTGCCGGCTTTGACGAGGCTGCCGGAGCCGGTCAGGCGGGTGAAAAGCTCCGGCGCGAGACTCGCGTCGGCGTCAGTGAGACTGGCGGCGCTTTTGACGATATAGGGGCGCAGCGCCCGCGCCCGCTCGGTGTAGGTGCTCATGTTATTCCGCCTCCCCAAGTAAAATTTTCGCCGCGTTCTCTGCATCTGTGAGTGGCAGTGCCGCACCCATTTCCTCATAGCTGCCCTCCGGCTCCGTACCTTTCAACGTGTAACCGGGGAGATGAAACACCCTGTCAGAAAGCACCTGATGCTCAGTCCCTTCTTCATCTGTAATAGTCACAGCCATCTTAGCGCAAAATCCTTCTGCCTGATCTTCCTTGCACGGGACATAACAACCGTTGCCGTGCAGTCGGATGGGCACAATACTGTCCGCATACCCGGCAAACGCGCCGTCCTGTTTTACTGCATACATGGCGTCCCTCCAAATTTCTCTTGATAGATTTTCTCCAATCGCTCTGTACTTGCGGTTCTCAACCGATTTTTCCAATACCCGTTTTCCTGCCCCGGCCATTTTTCATCCGTGAAGTCTTCACCGCAGCCGTTTTTTTCATACCAGCGATAGAGGCGTTCAAGCATTTCTTGCCGCTCTGCCCCTTCCTGCGTGTTCGGCCTGAAATGCTCCCATCCATTTTCGGACGTTGCAGCGCATATCCGCCTGCCGTCCTCTGCAAGCAGGAACCCTTCGATCTCCGATACCACAGTTCCGTACCGGAGATTAAATTCTCCATCTATTCCTGCTCCGCGGAAACGCTTATACACGATATACTCCATGCGCTTTTCCCTCATACGCAAAAGCCGGGTGGGAAGCCGAAGGAAGCGCGCGCGGTGCGGTCTTCGACTGTCCCGTTGGTGTTCACATTCTCGAAACCGTCGGAGCTGCTCGCAAGCGGAGAACGGAGCCACCAACGAGCGGCGGTGCTCGTTCCGTTGTGCTTGTACTTTACCTTGCTGTTTCCAGCGGAATAATAGGCGTACTGCGCTTGCTTACTCGCCTCGTTCGAGTTTGCTCTCGAAATGCTCCCGAAAACCTCAAACTCCGAGAGGAGGAAAAAGTAATCCTTTGTCGCCGTGACCGCACTCGCGGATGTGCTATTATTTCCCGTATTGTCCGTGTACTTGGTAACGGACTTTAGGACTGCACGGAGCGCCGCCGGAATGACTGCGATAATCGTTCCGGAATAGCTCGAGAGGCTTGTCCCGCAAATATTTGTACGCATTTGCGAGCTCGCCCATCCGCCGGAGTTCGTTGCACTACTGTTCATAGAGAAATAGCCGGTTGTCGAAACGGGCGAGGTATAGTAACTGTCGCAGAAACACACGTCCGTACCGCCGGAGAGCGCGGTCTTTGCAAGTTGGAAATGGATACGGTTTTCCCCTTCTAGGCTCGCGTTATGGTTAAATCCAATAATGAACGCATATGTTGTGTAATTAGATAGTGTAAGATGTCCAACCGTGCCGTTTAGCGTTACAGCCTTTCGGTCACCGACGCTCCAATAGTTCGCGCCCTGTCCCGCGTCGGATATATCTTTTATTGTTTCCCAAGTATTTTTATTCAGTGTCGGATATACAAAATTAAGCGACACCGCGTAACTGTCCGTGATAGTTACGGCTTTTGTGTCAGATGTTTTCCCGTCCAGCGTCGCGGATACGCTCCATGTTCCGGCTTCCGGCACGATAAGCGTGCAAACGCCGGTGCTGTCAGATGTTCCTCTGATCGTTTTTGAGCCGTTCGTCGCCGTGACCGTCGCACCGGCAGATACTGTTACGATCAGCCGCAGAGCGATTCCGGTCTGAATCGTACCGATTACTGCGGCAAGCCCTTCGATGGTCTGTGCCGCAGGGGCTGTGCCGCCTTTGGCCTCCACTGCGTCATGCGCCGCGCCGACTGCCGTGATAATGCGGTCGATCTCGGTCTGTACGCTCATGTCTGTTCCTCCTTTAGATCGCGGCGAGGGCGTTTTCGATGGCGTCTGTCAGGCTGACTGTGCCGCCGGAGGTATAGCCTGCGGGGATGTCTACGCTGGTCTGCGTGAGGCCGTCGATGGTCTTCGAGATTGCGCCGTTGTTGGCCATCGTGCCCTCGATCTTCGCGCCAGTCGCGTCGACGATGAATTTTCCGTCCAGCACGTCGCCCGCGCCAGCTGTCACGCCGGAAACGTCCTTGTACTTGGCCGGGATCGCGCCGACCGTGACCTTGCCGAGGACTTTACCCTTCGTTGGCGTGATGTCCTGCGCGGCCTCGGCAGGCGTGGCGGACTTGGTTTCCAGCACGACGGATACCTTGCCCGCGCCGGAGTGCTTGCCCGCCGGGACGGTGTATTCCTGATTGCCGGTCGTCGCGTCCAGCACCTTGGATACCGCGCCGTTGTCCGGCATGGTGCCGGCCTGCGTTACGCCGTCTGCATCGATAAAGACTTTATTCGCCAGCACGTCGCCGGGCGCGGCGGTCGTGGCGGAGACGTCCTGATAGTTTTCCGGAATCGCGCCGACGGTCACGCCGGACAGGCCGTAATAGCCCTGATCGGGCGTGACGGCCTGCTGTTCCTTTGTCGGCGTTACGGTCTTGGCTTGCAGCTGGTAGTTGCCGCCGCCTCCGACGCCCTTGACCGTGCCAGTGCCGTCGTGATAGCCCTTCGGGACGGTGTAGCTCTCCCCCTCTTTTACCTGCGCGTCGACCGCGCCGTTATTCTTGATGGCTGCTGCCTTGTCGGCCAGCGCGTCGAGCTTGTCCGTGCTCGCGGCAAGGCCGAGGCCGACGAGCCATGTGCGCAGCTTGTTCCGCGCGGTCTGCAATCTGGTAATTTCGATTTGTGTGCTCATAAAATCACTCCTTTAGATTGTTGCCAGCAGGGCGTTGATGTTTCCTACCTCCGCAAACACAGCGGCGGACGTTACGGGCTTGGTGTTGTCCTTTTCGACTGCGTCCGCCGTATCGACGGACAGGGTGTTCGTTTCGGCGTCCAGCTTCAGGCCGGGGCCGATGTTGTAGCCGCCGCCGGAGCCGCCGCCGGCACGCACGGAAACGTTAAAGGAAACGTCAACCGGATCGCGGTTCTTGAGTTCAAATTCAATGCCGCCCATCACAACACCGCCTTTGAAAGCGCGTGCGCAACGTCGATCTGCTTGATCTCCGAGCCAATCACGTCACCGCTCTTGAATTTCACGCGCACCTGCATCTGCCCGAGCTTCGGGAGCCGAAAGGTCTCCTGCTGGGTGAGGGGAAACAGAAACTTTCCGTCCTCGTATCCGATCTCTCCCGGATAGCTCTTTTGCAGATAAAGCAGAGAAATTTCCACCTTTTCAACGCTTGCAACGTCCAGAGGCTGCCCTTTATTCTTGATGGTAACACTAAGGTTATACGAATCTCCCTGTACCAAATGTCGCACCTCCGTTCTATGTGCCGATAATCTTGCATTCTGCCGCTGCGATTCCGCTGAGGCGAATGCCCATACTGGTGATCGTTCCGGTGATCTTCGTGCCCCACGGCGTTGTGGTCTGCACGTAATCGCCCGGGGCTTCCTTGTCCATGACAATTTTGACACTGTGCGTCTGACGGCGCATATAGTAGTCAAAGACGTGCTGCGCGACGGCGGCAACGTTGTCGCTGTTGACCAGCGTAGCGTCGCGAACCTCGATGACGTTCGGCTTGGTCTGCGTGGTGGCGTTCGGATTGGCCTTGGACGTGACCGACGTCGTGTGATAGTAGGTCGTACCGCCGACCTCCACGCTCTCCCCGCTTCCGGACGTCGAATAGTTGTGTTCCGTCACGCGGATCTCCGTGACCACTGCCGCTGTTTCAACGCTGCCGCCCGTGTATGTCCGGTCAAGTGGGATCGTGGCAGGAGAGGCTGCTGTGAGCCTCCGGACGCGCACGCCGCGCGACGCGCTTGTGTCAATGGTCGCACGAAGCGCAAAAACGATCTGTTGCAGCGCTTCTCGTTTCGTGCAGTCCGGGATATAGCCGGTTACGGTCTCGTCTTTCAGCGCAGGGTCGAAGTCCAGCGTGAAGTGCGCGCCGAGAATCGAGGCTATCAGCTCCTTCGCGTTTTTGCTGCTGTAGACCGCCGCCGCGAAGGGCTCGTCGTCCAGAATGCCGAGCGCGTCCTGGCAAGAAATGTCATAGAGACGGTCGCTCGACCGGGACGAGCTCTTGATGTAAAAGACGCCGATCAGCTTTGCGCCGTCGTAGGCGCTGACGGGCTGCTTCTCCTGAAAAATGAAGTTGATATCATCCGAGTTGTCGAGCGTGAAATCCAGTGTGTTGATCTCCACGTCGTCAGAAATCACGCTGATGCCCTCGGTGACGCTGACGCTGCGCAGGTCCTCCCGCTCGAATTCCCGGACGATGCCGAAGAAGATCTGTCTGAGTTTCGCGTACCGGTACGGCAGGCTCGTCTTTTTCAGCTCGATCACGAGTTTGTTGTATCCGGAGACAGGCTTTGCGCAGAAATACTTCTGGCCGTCCGGCGTGAAGTCCTGCGACGCGACGGTTGTCTCGCCGTTGTACCACGTCATGGTCAGGGCGCTGCAATAATCGCCGATACCGCCGTCGAAGTATAGGAAGATGCCGGAGCTTGCGAACGTGCCGTCCAGCGTGATGGTCAGCGTCGGGTTTGCGTCGAAGGTGCAGTCTGCTTTGCTCGGCTCGGCAGACCAGAAGGCCGCCCGCTCGGTCGTGAGGATCGGGCGGGAGCCGTCCAGCACCCACTGGTTCAGCTCGTTTGTCGCGACGATCACCGACTCTGTGCCATACGGCAGTTCCGGAAGGTCAGAGAAGGGATTCGCAGCGGTGCTTGCAACGCTTGCCGCCGCTGCTGCGCCTACCGCTACGTCCTCATAGATCACACGTACACTCATACCGGCGTCCTCTTGGGCTTCATGGCGATAAAATTGATCGTCAGATTGCCCCAATCATTGCGCCCGTCGTAGCTTCCGGCAAGCTCATCGTCGCCGTTTGCCACATAGGCGTCAAAGGTCATGGTTCCCTGCGCGTATGGGACAGTCAGCACGTGACTGTCGACCGGTGCGGAAATGCTCTCGTAAAAATCGTCGTATTCCTCCGGATCTGAGGATACAGGGTCGATTTCCAACCTGTAATTGTAACACGTTCCGATGATATCGCGGGTCATCGCGCCAGTCATGACGCGTCCGGCGTTGTCGCCGTCTAGGACGGAGAACGACCGCGTGCAGCTCACGACGTGAAGATTGAAATACGCCTTGCCGTCAAGGCTCAGTGCGCTTCTCATGTCTTCACCCCCGCAAGCTTCACGCCGACGCGCTGCGTCTCTTCGTTGTTCAGCTGATAGATCGTGCGGCCAAGCTCACGCCGGTCAAGCTGGAAGATAACCGTCATTTGTCTGCTTCCCGCTACGCCGGTCTCGTTCATGGCCTGCTTGAATGCCTGCACCATCGTGGAAAGCGGCGTCTCGATGTTCGTCCCGCTCTTCTGGTCGCCGAGGACGGCCATGAATTCCCGGTTCGGCGGGATGACCGCGCCGGAGGCGAGACGAGGGAGCTGGACGCGCGACACTGGCGGAATGTTGATTCCAATGGTTTTCCCGCCAACCAGCGGTACACCATCCGGAATCTCGAAATGAATTTTATTCAGCGCCGAAAGCAGTAGGTTGATGCCGTCGATGATAAAATTGATTCCGCCCTCAATTGTTCCAATAACAAGATTCCAGATACCCTTCAGGATATCAAGAACGCCGTTCCACGCTTTCTTCCAATCTCCGGTGAACACGCCGGTCAGGAAGGTGATCAGGCCTTTCAGAATTTTTTTCCACGCCTCGTACTGATCGGAAAACGTTTTCCCAATTGTCTCAAATATTGCGGCGAGTGCCGGATTTTTTTGCTTTAACCAATCGACAAACGCGCTCCATGCGTCCCTGATGGAATTTACGACGGCGTTCCACGTCTGCTTCAGCCCGCTCCATATCTGCTTTGCACCCTCTAACGCAAGTTTCATGTCGCCGGTAAAGATGCCCTTGAAAAACTTTCCGAATCCGGACACAACATCTTTCAGTCCGTTGATCAGCTCCTCGCCGTGCCCTGTAAAGGAGACAAGTGCAACAAGGATCGATGCAATTGCGGCGATCAGCAGCGGAATCCAGCTGCCCGTCAGGATGCTGATCCCGATGCCGGCGGCAAGCAGTCCAGCGATGATGGTCAGTGTGTTTTCCAGCGTAAAGCCGTTTTCGATCACATCTTTGATCCCGACGACTAACATCGCAAGGCCGCCTACCACGAGAGCGATTGCTGCAGCGGTCGGCCCAAACGCAAGGGCGAGTCCACCCGCAAGCGCCGCAAGACCGCCGAGCATACCGAGGAAGTTTGTCATGTCGATTCCGTTGTTCCATGCGTCCAGCCAGAAATAGACGAGCGCGAACGCGCCAGCCGCAGCGAGCGCGATGCCGCCGATCTTGCCGAGGTCGTCGGTAAACATACTGGCGATCTTCCACGCAAGGAGCCCTGCAGCGATTGCCCCGACAATGCCAAGAATGTCGTTCAGTTTGTCTTCGGCAAGATCCAGATTGGAGAAATCCGGCGTGATCCCGCTCGAAGCGCCTGCTCCGCTCGCCCCGCCGCCGCCGGACGCCTGATTACTGGTGATCTGGTTGATTTCATCAAAGCCCGCCATGCTTTTGCTTGCGTCTTCTGCGGCAGAACCTACGCCCTCCAGCGCCTCTTTCTCGGCGTTCAGTCCCTTCGCGGCAGATACCTGCGCGCTCCAGCTTTTCCCGGACAGCATACCGAAAAACTTTGCGATTGCCGTCACGACTTGTGCCAGAATGTTGACCAGCTTCACAAAAACCGGGATCACGACTTCGAGGATCGGCTGCGCAAGCGTCAGAAGAGCTGCTTTTAGCTGCGCGATAGATGCACGGGCCGCCTCATTCTGCATGATCGTCTCCCCGAGCCAGCTGCGCAGCTGCGAAAGGCCGCGGGACAGGACGGTAAAGATCAGCGCGCTCCTTAGTACCCCGCTTAATCTTCTTCCGAATTTGTTCATGCTCTTTTCGACGCTTGCCGATACTTCCGCCATTTTAGCCGAGGCTCCGCTTGCATTTGTGATCTGCTGCACCAGCTCTCCGGCTTTGGTCTTTGCAGCGTCAAGCGCAGCGGTCTGGTTTATCACCTTGTCGGTGATCTTTGCATATTGACTCCCGAGCTTTTCCGCCGTTTTGTTTTGCTGCACCAGCAGCTGTTCCTGCTCTTTGATTTGCGCAGCAACCTCCGCCTGTCGAGAATAAGCGTCTATGTACTCCGCTGGATTAGCCGAAGCGTTTCCGGATGTGATGCCCTTTAGGCGGTCAGCCTCCGAGCGGAGCGATTTCAGCGCGTCTTCCGTCTGCTTTGCGGACTGAAGCGCAGCGTCCAGCTCCTTTTTAAGCCCGCTCTGCGTTCCGGTATCCTCGTTTAGCTTGGCTTCCATCTTGTCGATTTTCGCGGACAGCGTATCAAGCTCCTTCTGCGCTTTTTTTGCGTCCGCGTCGACGGTGACCACAATTTTCCCATCTGCCATATTTTCACCACCTTTTCGGTTTATTTTTGTTATTATTTGTGTTATCTTCCAAGTAAGGAGGGAAGAAATATGAGTGATTGCATTATCCAAATCAGCCGGGACAATTCTTTTTACGGTTCTGGCCTGATCGTCGGCGTTGCATTGGATGGCTGTGATGTCGGCACGCTGAAAAACGGTGAAGAACTTCGAGCTGTGGCCGCTCCGGGCCAGCACGAACTTTCTTTTTACCGGTATCGCCGTCTGGATAAAACCATATCCTTTACCATTGCCGAAGGGCAACAGAATGCGTTTTTTACCATCAAGATTAACGCCTCGAACCGCGTTGACGTTGTTGGCGGGCTAAAAACCAAAAAGCAGGCGAAACGCCCCAGCGGCTGCCTGACGGCTCTAATCGTATTCCTCTGTCTTTTCGTCTTTATTGGCGCGGCCTTTGCTTCCTGCGGATCGTCCTCCAAGCCGGAAAAGGTCGGAACCTCAGTTTCTTCTTCGCAGCAGCCGCCGCAGCAATCCGATTCCGGGCCTGAAACATTTGGCGTTGGGGATCAGGTCGTTCTAGACGGCGTGGCGGTCACGTTGCTCAGTGTTACCGAGAATTCCGGCCAAAATTACGTCTCGCCGGATGATGGAAAGGTCTTTGTTCTGTGCGAATTCGAGATCGAAAACAATTCATCCCGCGATATTGCGTCCAGCACCATGCTTTCATTCGAAAGCTACATTGATGGCTATACAACCAGCCTCAGCCTCACCGCCATGATGAGTTCCGACGAGCCGCAGCTTGACGGCACGATTGCCGCCGGGAAGAAAATGAAAGGTGTCGTCGGATATGAAGCGCCGCAGGATTGGAGTGAGCTCGAGATTCGATTCTCTCCAAGCTTCTGGGGTAGCGAAATCGTTTTCGAGTATAAAAAATAAGTTTTTCCTGCTGCCGCCCCTTAACCGGGGCGGCTGTTTTTTGTCCCGACTCCCCATATGGCAAGCAGGTCGGCTTCGGCCTCCGAGTATGTTGTCTTCAGATCGACGATATCCCGGTTGCGCCGGTAGAAATCCCTCTCCTGTTTGTCGAGGCTCTTCCCTCTGGCCTTTTTATCGCGGATAGAAACCACCTGTGCATACAGGCAATCTCCGATTTCTTGATAGTACGATAGAAACGAATACCAATGCAGGTATTCCAGCGCCCTGACCTCGCAGCCCGCGATTCGGTTGATAGGCGCAATATAGAGATCAAAGTCCTGCGCCCATGACATGATCTCTGGCTGCTTTCTCTTCTCTCGATTCTCCTGCCCGTGGTCGATGAAGCGGAAGCACTGGTTCAGGGCTTCCTGATAGTCGCTGACGGGCATTTCTTCGAAGTCGGGATAGAAGATGGTCAGCGCCGCTTCCGCCTTATCCCGCTCGTCCAGTTCCCTGTCTGTCAGGGCTACGAGGATATCGAGGATTGCGCGGTAATCAGATTGGATCGCGTATTCTGTTCCGTCGACCTCAACAGAGGTCGGCAGGGAATAGATCACTTTCCCCATCTATCAATATATTTCGCGAACAGGGGGCCTGCGCGTTTTCCATCTATCTGTATATTTCGCAATCCTCGGGTTGGTCTTCTTCTGCTCTGCCGCGAAGCTCGTGTCGATCTGATCGATCACGGCCAGCATGAGGTTGCACCATACTGGCAGGCCGTCGGCCAGCGCGTAGACGTTCATAGTGCCGAACAGGTCTGCGCAGACAGGCTTGGCAAACAGGCCGTCGATCATGTCCCGCATTTCCGCGTCGCGGCGGCGGGCAATGGCGAAAATCTCCTTCTTGTCCGCGCAGCGGTCAATCTCGGCCTTATACGCCTCCTGCTTCCCGTCCAGTTCGTCAAACGTGTTGAATATCTGTTCAACAAATGCGCTGTCGGTCGGGTTGAAGGAGACTTCCGCCGCGTCGTTCAGCTTGAACGATACGATACCGGTTTCAAATTTGATTTCAGGCATTGCGATTCCTCCTTACGCTGCGTCTGGCGTGAAGGTAATAGCCCCGTTGGCGCCAACCGCCGCCGTGCCGGTCGTGCGTTTGCCGCCGAGCGTCACGTCGATGGGCATACCTACCGAGCCGCCGCCCTCGCCGCCGAGGCTGGACGGCTTGACCATAGACGCGTCGTAGCGCTCCGCGAAGACTGCCGTCTTGGCCGTTCCTGCATAATGATGGACGATCAGCACGTCCTGATTCGCCAGCGCAGCTGCGTTCTGCTGCTTGACCGCCAGATCCCAGATCTTCTTCAACGCCGCATCGCCCGCGTCAAGGTCGCACGGGTCAAAGCTCTGCGTGATAATCGGTTTCTTCATGGTGGTTCTGGTCGTTCCAAGGATATCCTTGCTGGAATCCTCCTGCCAGTCATACTCCATGCTGGAGTCTGTGACGCGAGTGCCGAACGGCGCCCAGGCGGGCGTTGAGGACTCGCCGGTGTTCAGATATGCAATCAGCAGCTCCCGGTCGATGGTCTGACCGGCCGTGGTATTAAAAGTAACTTCTGCCATAGTTAAATCACCTCATATGTCAGTTTCATTAGAATTTGATGATCCTCTGTGCCGTCCTCATACCGGGCGAACAGGGCCGAGCGGCTGACAGCTTCCATGCGCCGGACGCGCATCCCGTCGCCCAAATCCGGCGGGTTCTGCATGGCCCAATCCCCGAAGCGGTTCAGCATGGCGTCGCATTTCAGGCGCTTGTCGTTGCTGTTTCCGGGCTTGATGCGGGCGATGATCTTGAATTGATATTCCGCCTCGTGCCCTCCGAGGATGAATTTTCGTGTGATGTACGCGCCCTGAATGGTGGACAGGGCCATACTCGCCGAGTCGGCGGCGAGGAATTCATAATTAATCGTTGCGGCCGGTATGTCGTCGTCCGAGAAGGAATTTGCCCAGATCATCATCTTTCGGGAGATATCCTGTTCTTCCTCCGCAGATACCAGCCTTTTTTGCTTTTCAGCGTCCATTCTTCACCGCCTTGTCCGCTACACGAAGCCATTTATCAAGATTTTCAGCCTTTGACGCCTCGAACCAATGCGATTGCGCCTGATTGTGTCCTGACGTGTTGAACACAAGATTTTTGTCGGTCAGTACCTTTGTCCCGCCTTTCGGCGCGTAGGTGCTTCCGGTCTCCGGGTCTACCATGACTTTCCCGTAGTACAGGAACCTTGCGTATGGGCCGGGATAGATGATCGCATTCCCTTCCACCTGTGTTCTGCGGTCGAGGGAACCGGTCAAGAATGGCACATACGGGGCTGTGTCCTTTCTTGCCTGAAGTGCGACAATATGCTCCGCTTTGGTACACGCCTGCGCGATTGCCTCATGCAATTCATCAAAGCCGTCTGCCTTTACGCTGAATTTCAGCATATTAGGCCCCTCCGACTTCGAAGTGTCTCATGTCCTGGCTTCCAAAGTCCTTCATATCGACCTTTGTGACCTTGTAAACGTCGTCATAGAGCATTTCAAGCGCCTGCTCGGTCTTGTCCGGCTCCACGACTTCACCCTTGATAAAGAATGTCGTTCCGCCGTTGCCGTCCGTGGAGAGCGTCCAGATTCCGCTTTTATCAGTTGCACGCCAGAATTCTTGCGGGCCGACGTAGCGCTTTTCTGCGCCCGTCACGCCGTCTACAGCAACCGTAGAGAACGGAATGTACAGATTCACCGCATCCGCGCCCTCAAGCCCGCTCTGGCGGACGTTGGCCGCCTTGGAGGCTTCCAGCAGAACGCCGCGCAGGACGGTGATGTAGGTTTTCTCCACGTCCTTGAATGTCGCCGGGTCTGTCTCCTGCGAGACGTTGTAGATGGTTACGGTGTGGGGGAACATGGACACGGCCCATACCCCCTCGCTTTGAGTAATCCGGTCGGCCCGAGGTACGCCAGCACGATCTCACGGCGGCGCGTCTCTGTCCGCTGTATATCTGCCTGGGACAGATTTCGTGAACCAAAGCTTCGCGACCAGCCGCCGACCGTCTCGCTTGATACGGGCCTGTCGGTCGTGTAGACGAGACCGTCCAGCTTCCCAGCGTCCTGCTCCAGCTCGGCCAGCGCACAGACGCAGTTCTGGACGGCTTCGAGCTTGTCCCCGGCGGCGGAGCGCGCGCGGTTCATGGTGATGTAGTCTACGTAAGCCGATGCCTTGCGGGCGAGGCCGCAAAATTGCTCTTCATCCAGCGCCGTCCCGCGGTACACAGTCGCGTAATACTCATAATCAGCGTAGATCATGCTGCGCCCTCCTTCCGGTCAGCCTCCGCGCCCGTCATGCAGGCGCGGAGGCTCGATTTTACTTGCTGACGTCCGCGCCGATGAACAGGCCGTAAGGATCGGGCACTACCGGGATAAACAGGCCGCTTGCCTTTGTCCAGGTGGTCTTCGGGTCAGGCGTTTCCCACTGGGTGATCGTGATATACTGCTGTGCACTCTTGTCGGTGTACGGGCCATAGCCCTTTTCTTCCGGCGTCACGCCCCACAGGCCAACGCCGAAGGAATTGGCCGTACCATTGGACAGGAATGCAACCTTGTCCTCTGGGAAGAAGCGATACGTCTTTTCCGCGCCGTTTGCGGACTGCGCCTTATAGCGCTGGTCGTTGGTCGTGATCTGGCCGAATCCGAACAGCTCGGTAAAGAGGCTGCGCAGCTTCTCGGTGGTGACGTATGTACCAGCGCCGACCGTGCCGTACACGAGGGTCTGAATGCCCTTGTTGGACGCGAGCTTACGCAGGATCTTCGTACCGACGACCATTTCGCTCAGCGCGTGGCCGGATGCCGCCGCCTGATCTGCGATGGCCTGAAGCTGGCCGATGATATCAGCGTCTGCGCCGAAGTCGATCTTGAAGCCGATGTTTGCGGACGGAACGCCGTAATCGATGGTCATGTTGAGATTGTTTTCCTTGATGGTCATCTTGCCGGTCGCGATAACTTCCATTTTCGCGACCTCGGTTCTGACCTTGACCGCATCGGCCATCAGGCGCATATCGTCGAAGACGTAGCTCACAATGGCGTTGTCAGCGTATACGCCGTTTTCGTTGAGCAGCTGCACCCGCTCGGACTGGTTGATCTTGCGCTTGATAAACAGCTTCTCAACCTCGGTCTTTTCGAGCGCGGGGCGCGTGGCGATCTCTGCCTCGGTGTCAAAGGCGTGGACGGTCGCCATCGTGGGGATCTGTGCGCCGTTTGCGAGGCGCAGGTACTCGGCCTTGAGGCTTTCGGTTTTCTGATCCGGGAACAGCCGGTCTCCGAGGTAGGCCGGGCGCGCGACGGAAATGTTCTGCGAGAAATCCAGACGGTCAGCGTCGGAAATCAGTTCAAGAATGTCAGGCATGGTGTTTTTCCTCCTTCTTTAGGGTGTAGTCCACACGGGGTACAGGGTCACATTGCCGGTCATTTCGACCTTGGAGACGGCAGCGCCGCCCTTAGACGTGCTCCAGCCGGTCTGGGTGTTGCCGCTCTTGGTCAACGGGTATTCGGTCGAGACGTCGGCATAGGAGCCCTCTGTGTAGACGTTCTCGTCGACGGGCGGCGTGCCGCTGCCGTCGTTTTTGTCGTATGTCACGGTATAGCCGCGCGTGATCTCCGGCGCGTCAACAAATGTGAAGCCCTTGCCGGACAGCGCGGTCTTTGCTGCGGAGGCCAGCGACAGGCGGTCTGCCAGCACACGGCCCGCGACCATCACGGAGCCGGGCATATTGCCGTCCGTCACATCGATATCCTCAAACACGATGCCGACGGCGTTCGAGTTGTCGGACGGAAACGGCGTACCGGCCTTGACGATCTTGTATTTGCCGTCCTGTACGCCCATCGACGCGGGGATCTCGCGGGTTTTCAGAACGAGGCCGACTTCGCTTTCGAGGAAGTTCGGTCTGACTTCTGCTTTTGTGTTTACAACGATAGACATTTTTCAAATCACTCCTTGTTTGGTGTCTGCGCAAACTGCGCGTTGAACTGCTGCGCGTACATTGCGCCCTTGCTCTTTGCCGCCGGTGCGCCGCCCTGGCCGACGGGCTTGACGAATGTGGGCGTGGGCTTATCTGCCTGAAACGCAGTCGGATCTGCTTCGAGCTGAGCCTTGTGCCACTCGTCGAAGCCGGTCAGCTCGCCGTCTTTCAGTTCAAGGTGTTTCTCCTTGAGGTCTGCAAGGTAAGCTTTCTCGGCGGCTTTGGAAGAGAACTTGACGCCCTTGGCCGTGATCGCGCGGTTCATGGCGTCGGCGTAGTCCCGGCTTGCCAGCTGCGCCTTGTAATCTTCGGTTTCCTTGGTGTACCGGCCCTGAAGGTCTTCGAGCTGCTTGCGGACGCTCTCGGCGTCCCCGCTGGACTTCCGCAGGTCTTCGATGTCCTTGTCGCGGTCGGTCAGCTGCTGCCGGGCGGCATTCAGGTCTTCTCTGGCCTGATCCGCTTTCTGCTTCTCCCGTCCAATGTCCCGGCTGTTCTCGTCAAGGATCTTGTCGACGGTATCCTTATCAAGCCCCAGCCCTTCCAAAAAATCTCGCTTCATAGGTTCTCCTTCACAGCTTCGCTTTGTTCTCGCGGGTCGCGTCCGCTGCTGCCCCGTAGTTTAGCGACTTCGGGCCGGTCAAGATTTGATAAAACAAAAAGAGCCAACTACTAAGAAAACCTCAGTAGTTGGCTCATCGTGCCATTCCGCGCGCTCGATTGCGCTGCGGTATCTGTATTATTTTTTCAGCTCTTCCGCCTTGATGATCTGCGCCTTGACTGTCCCATCCTTCATGCGTTTCAGTTGGACGCGGAATCCGGCGGCAAGCGCCCGCTCGATGGCGGCTTTCAGTTTTTCGTCGATCATACGGCGTTCCTCACGGGATCAGGTCTACAATGCCCTTCGCGGCATTATAGATCCGCTTCATGATCGCGTTCTCCTGCAAGTATTCAAGCCCCTGCAGCGTGATCTGAATCCGGCGCTCATTCCTCAGGTGCATTTCGCCCGTGACGTCGGTATAAAGCTCCGCGCCCTTGATAAGCCCCGCGTCCTGAAGCATTTCCAGATACCTGTAGAGACGTTCTCCGGACACCTGCATGGAGTCCAGGCCGAAGCTCTCCACGCTGAACGCCGGAAGATCCATCGCGCGTTCCAGCGCAGACAGCATTTTATAAATCGCTTTGAAGTTGTCCATTTGAATTTCCCCCCTTGCATTTTTTGTGAGAGTGTGGTATAGAATAGATAAGAGCCGGTCGCTGTCCACGACCCCTTCCCAGAAGGGCGAGATGGTGTGTCGGCTTCTTTTTTTATTTTCTTTTTACGATTCTCTGCACTTTTCCATTTCGGATTTCAATGATCTCATCAACCCACTCAGTATCCTTTCTGGCAAATATTTTTTCAATTTGCGCATCTATTGTTTTTTCGTCAAGCGTGGTCTTGGTGACATCCAGAATAAACCGCTGCCCCTGCTTGGCTGCCTTTTTCACACGATTGAAAATCGTATTTCCCACGGCTTTTTCTCCGAGCGTTTTCAGGTCATACGCTTCCCCTCGGAAAATATAGTCCGGTGTGGACACCCCCTGCGGATTATTGACACGCGGAACTAGCCCAATTTCGCCGCCGAATTCCTTTTCAAGGAGTCCGGCAATTTCTTTTTCGTGCTCTGTGTGGTCAAGCACGACATTATGCCCGTCGACCTTGTATGTAACGCCGTTTGCAGTATACTCCTGCAAGTCCTGTACAGTGTGGCTGTTCGGAGTGGCCTCCGCGCGCCACTTTTCCGTTACGTCGGTGTATCTCGGCTGAAAGCCGGCGCTTTCTGCTGGTTCTGTGTTGGTCGGAGGTTCCACCCGCTCAACCGTTTTCGCTTTGCTGGCCGCAGCCTCGGATTTTGCGTCTGTATACAGAACCCTTGTCCGCTCCGGCTGCTCTGGCAGTCCTGCTGCCTTGCTGAAATCATGGTATTTCGTGTTCAGGCGGCGCAGCTTGGCTGCTGCGGCGGTCTCCTTGTCCTTTTGTCCGGATGCTTTATAGGCGTTTTTCAAACGCTTCTGTTTGCGAATCGACCGTTCGAGCCGTCTTTGCATTTGGGTCGCTTCGTATGCGGTATATTTCTTCCCGTCAAACTCGCAGCCGAGACCATCATCAATGTGTTCCAGCTGCTCCTCGGAATAGGTTGGCTCCATGACGCCCGGGATATAGGCGTGCTTATAGTGTCGGCAATTTGCGCCGGTCAAGCTGTCTACATAGCCGTAGCCGGTCGTCTCCACGAGATCCTTGTACTGCCCAAGCGGGTCAGGCTCTCCGTTTTCGCTTTTATAATAAATTTTCCCTTGCCAATCCTTGTGGCTCGACCACGGGGACGGGCCGGGCTTGTCTCGTGCGCCGGAGTGGGCTGTGATCTCAAAATACCGGGTATCCAGATATTCCGCCGACTGGTCGGAATACTTGTCGCAGATTTGCGCCACGCCCGTCATAACGGCCCGGCGGGCGGCCACGTCGATTTGATCTGTGTGTCCGCTCTCATAGTCTACGACTTTGATTCCGCTTTCTGCCAGCTGCTTGACGGCGTTGGCAATCGCCTGATTATAGCTGATCGCCCCGCTCTGAATTTGCAGCGTTGACGAATTTAGGGCCCACTGATATGCTTGCGCAGGCGGAAGCATTCTCTGGCCATTGTCCACTAAAAACCCCAAAGATTGCGTCAGATTTCGGAATTCTCCGAGCGTCTGCCTGCGGATCGCGTCGATATCGGAGGCGTCTACCAGCCGGTCAGGCTTCGTCACATCGGCCAGCGTAATAAGGTCGTTGTAATATCGCCGGTTGCGCTCCACAACATCGTCGAGCAGCTTGTTCAGTTTTTCTTCGCTGACGTCCGCTGTCTTCTGGATGGCCATTTTGATCTTCTTGAGATCAATGCCGTGCGACCGCAGCGCCCGGATATCCTGAACCGTTACTTCGTTGAGCTGATCGGCAATTTTAAGCCGGGAACAGACTTCATCCAGCAGCGTATCTTCCAGCGCACGGAACAGCTCCGCGAGTTCTTCCGGGAGGGCGTCGAGCAGCTCCGGACTGAACGGATACTTGACCTTTCTCATTCGACCTCAGCCGGGGCGTTTGCATCTGTCATGTCCTGCGCCCTCGGCAGCATTGCCTTTGCAGTCGCTTCGTCCTCGCCGTACCATTTTGCGCGGTATTCCCAGTGGTTCAGAATTCCATCAGCGAGGTCAAGCCGGTCGTTTGCCCGCTCTTGTTCCTTCTTCTCAGCGTCGTCAAGGATGGAATCGCCCCAACTGTAATCGGTGTTGTACGTCCCGGCAGGCGCAAGGTTGTAGAGCGTCGCGTATGTATCGAGCGCGTAGAGCAGACTGTCAAACGTATGTTCAAGCGCCGTTTGAATGCTGTCGATCAGCACATATTTGCGCTGCTTACTGTTGCGGATCTCCGTCGCCGTCTTCTCGATGGTCTGCGGATCGGAAATATCTCCATAAGCCAATCCGACGTTGAACTCGATACGGCGAAGCGTATTCTGGAAACCTCGGTAGATTGCTTCGTCGCGGATCTGCGGCTCGATGTACTGAAAGAATTCGCCGCTAGTGGAGAACGGTCCTAGTTCAAACATACGCTTGTTGAACATATCCGCAGTCGAACTCGTGCCATCCATCAGGACTTTGCGCTCGCTGGAGCGATATTCCCAGCGCAGGCGCTCCCACTGCTCATCGGCCTGCTTGATCAGCTGCACAGTAGCCGCGTCTCCGTAGACGGACATTCCGCAGGGGCTGTTTGCGTCCGTTGTGTTGGCCGCAGGCGGGCGGAAGTACGCGAAGAGCGGCCCGCTCATATTCTGGATCGTGATTTCCGGCTGAATGTCCGCCCATTCCGGGACGGCATTCAGGGGTGCTTCCGCGCCGACCGTGCCGGAGGCGTCGCTGTAATATGCTTTATTGCGGATCGTATAGGTCGTGCCGTCCAGCTCGTGCGATTCGAGGCGGATATAATACTTCCCGCCCACTTTCGCGGGCTTGTCCCGGAAGACGCCTCCGATGCAGCGCCCGGCAGGATCAAATTTCGTCGGCTGGAATGCTGCCGCGCCGGTCACGTCGACCAGCAGCTGCTCGCCGTAGATATACGGCTTAAATGCCACACCGCCGAGCGCAAGTCCCAGCTCTAAGGCGCTGTGGAAATTTTCTTCCGCCCGCTCAAAGCACTCTTTCAGATAATCCGCCCGGGCGCTGCCGGTGATGTTAGCCGTCAGCTCGGCCAGCGTCGGTCGTGCAATCTCCCGGCAGATCGCTGCCGGAATCCCGACAGCAATGACATCGCACGTCTGCCAGGGTGGATTTCCAATAAACATCGCGTACCAGAGGCTTATATTCTGCTCCATCTTCGGGCTGACTGCCGGAGATACGCCGAATTCCCGCTCGGCCACTGCCTGCGGGAAAAGCATATTCCGGAACCACCCTCGAATGTTTGTCAAAAGGCTCATTTCTCGATTTCTCTCCTCAAAACGGTCATGCAAAAATATCGGATACTATCGCACACGTGGTCGTTTTCTTTTATCACGCGGTCTTCGCCTGCGTCTTTGTCCCAGCTATAAAGGCCAAGTTCCCGAAACGCGTTTTTGCAACTCTCATGGAATTTGATTATGCCACTTTTGATGCAGGCCCCCGTGAAGCGAATGCCGTCCAGCACGGCGTTGTTTGCTTTCCATACAGAAAACTTTCCGTGCCGCCGGATGCACTCGGCAAAGGACGCTGCCGATGGGTCGAGCACGACACGCTCAATGCGGTATCCGTCCGCGAATGCCTCTAAATCCTGATAATATTCTTCGTCGGTCTTCTGTCGCCCGCTCTCGCGTCCGCTATGGTAATATTCCTTCTCCATGACGGCCTTGCCGCCATATTCTCGCCACAATGCAAAGACGGTAGGGTTCTGTGTGCCGTAGTCCGATGAGATCCAGTACCGCCCCGGCCCGCCCCGCTCGCTTGTGACGTTGCGTTCGCGGTCGAACATCGGGTAAACCAGACCCTCGGCGATTCTCCAGAGGCCGAGAATGTAGCGGTCGTAATAAACCGTCCCTTCGTATTCTTTTTTCAGATTTTCTTTAAAAGATTCCGGCAGGAACGGATTGTCGTCTATTGTGTATGTCTGGCTGAAAATGTCCGCGTTGCTATCAAGGAATTTTTTCAGCCAGTGGTCAGGATATTGCGGATTGAACGTCCCATCAAAACAGGAGTATTCCTTATCAAGACGGCTTTTTAGCAGCGCGAAGACTTCTTCCGACCAGTCCGCGACCTCGTCGCCGTAGCAATATTTAATCGACGCGCCGCGGATCTTTGAAACCTGAGAAACCTTTTCCGCACCGAGGCAATAGCACTTTTCCCCGAAAATCCACGCTGTGTTGTCGCTGGAGATTGTTCCGACAAGCATATCGCCATACAGGTTCCGCATCGGCTCCAGCACATTTCGCTCAATCGTGGATTTTGTTACGCCGAGAATGACGGCCAGACCATCTTTCCCGATTCGCTCACGAATCCGGATCGGTATGATCCATCGAAAATCGAGGTAAGTCTTCCCGCTTCTGGTGGCTCCGCCCTTGAAGTTCCATCGATGCGTCCCGTATTTTACAAATTCACGTTGTTTCGGACTTAACAGCATCTTGGAACTCCTTCAGCATCGAATCAAGCTTCTCCATTGTCGTCCTGTTGCGGTCGGAAGCTGCTGCGTATCGCTTCATGAGACTGTCACCGGCTTTCAGCCGGTCGGACAGCGATGCGTCCATGCCGAACTGATCTTTGACCTCCCCGCGCATGACCGCAGTGTAAAATTTCAGAATTTCGTTGGAATCCGCGACCTGCGCAGCCTCTTGTTCGTCCAGCCTGCGCTTTATATATGCAGAAATAGCTGGTTTTGATAGGTTTTCTGCCGCAATCACTCTGCATGATGTTTCTTTGTACCCGGCCTTTTTCGCTGCTTCTGTCGCGTTCCCGGATTTCAGATATTCTTCGCAGAATCGTCTCTGCTTCGGCGTAAGCTTTTCATCCGCCATCGCTGTAAAGTCCGGCCAGCAGCTTCACCACATCCGCAATCTGGTACGTTTCCAGCAAAGTGACGTTCTTCGGCTTTTCATCAGGTCGATATTCGTAAACCATGTATTTCGTCACCATCCTGTCATTTTTCGCGGAATAGGTCTGCATTTGATTGATTTTTATTTTGATTCCGTTGTACAAGAGCGCTGTTTGCAGCTTGTGTGCAAGGGCGCGCAAACTCGCCATAGCCGCTCCTTTCTGCCTCATTCTTTCGTTCTCGTGTCTCCGTGTGTGAATAAATATATTTATTCACACCGGAGAACACGAGAACAGGAGGAGGAGGTTTCCGCAGAACGCTGCGGTGCCGATGAAGAAGAGCGTAGAGTTGATCTCTACGCCCTTATAGTAAATGTTAAATTTGGCTCTGGGACGCAGACTTTTTCATAAAAGCCCTCTTTTTTGCCCCACAAGGCGAATAAATTGCCTGTGCCACTCCTGCGCGGTGCGTTCGGACACATAAACCGCCATCGCAGCGCCCTGTAAGGTGTGCGTCCGCTTCCAAAGAACCAAGTCTATGAGCCGGAGTCGCTCCGCGCCGTCAACGAGCTGTTCCGTCTCCGCGATTGCATCCGCAACGGCAGCGCGCTCGGCCTTCGTCATCATCCCGCCGCCCTTATAGCTGCGGATCATCCATTTTGCATAGGCCCACCAGCCGTATCGCGGCGTGCTCATCAGTAATGTTGCCTCCCTTCGCGCTTTGCGCGGTTCGCATCGTGCAGCGTCCGCATACAGCCCCGTGTCGTTGCATATCTCGCCGCGTCCTTTGATTGCTCCTGCTTGTATCTGTCCGCCTCCCGGCGGAATGCTATGTATCGGGTGCAGTCCGTGTGACAGCCGGTGTGCCTGTCCGCACAGCCTTTGCACGGAGCCTGCACCGGTGTAAGCCCTAGATTTCCCTGCATTCGTCCACCCTCACACATACGCGTTTGCCGCCCACCTCGACGACGTAGCCCGTCCGGTTTGTCCTGTTTTTGTATTTCTCGGCAGGATACACCCGTCCGCAGACAGGCCGCATTTCCGGGTATACCGGGATCGAGCACGTGATCAGGATCTGCACGCGCTCCGCCCGGCCCGTCACAGCTTCCCCATGTGCCGCCCAGGCGCACGCCTCGCTGCAAAAATTGTATTTTGCCTTGTACTTGGACGGTGCGCGCATAAACGTCTTCCCGCAGGCATCGCACGTCAGCTGCATCGGCGGTCTTGGCGGCTTTCGCTGCATCTTGCTCATAGCTTTACCCCCTTGACGTATTTATCAAAATACGTCAAGGCGACGGCCATCGCCGCCCACATATCTTTTGCAAACTTCGTGCCGTTCACATAGAAGAATCCGGGATCTTTTTTCGTGCCGACAACGCCGTATCGATCTATCAGGGCCTGCCGAATGTTCTTATCCTTCGCGCTCAGGCAGCCGCACAGATCCAGCTTTTCTTCCCGGCGGTAGATCCTCTTCGGCTCATATCCGCCCGACCTCAACGCGATTTCCCAGAATCGCCCGATCCAGACGCAGGTGTCGAACACCTCTTGTCCGACCGTCATGCCCATGCCCGCAATCATCTCGATTGCAACGTCTATGCAGTTCGCATAAAGCTTCCGATCCAGCATATCAGTCACTGCCGGGTTCTCGATCTTCCCGGCCTCCAGCACGCGGCGAATTTCTTCGCCGTCGTGCTCAACCACCACATAGCCAGATTCGATATTGCCGGGATCAATCGCCAGAATTGTGCCCATCGGGCCACCTCCTTTGTTCAAAGTCTTTGCATTCCTCTCCGGAAAAGAACCTCCGTTCCAGTTCTTCCTCGGAGAACCGTTCGGCCTTGTGCTTCAAGCACCGATACGGATAAACGTAGTTCTTTCTGTATTCCAGATTTTTGCAAGTCAAGCAGCAATCCTGCATCAGCTTTCCTCCTTTCGCGCTTCCACGAGCAAACCGCAGCCCGCTCATTCGGCTGCACCGTCCATCTTTGCGCCGCAATGACAATACGGCTGTCGTCTGCTCTCTACTCTGCCGCAACGTGAGCATCTGTAGTACCGTTCCGGCATGATGTGGTCACCGTCCAAGAATGAGATCCACCACCCATGCACCACCTCCGCAACGTCGGCGGCGGGCTGACGCAGCAGGAGCGTTTTCACCCGCTGCGGTGTCCAGCGCGGATTTTCCGCGTTGCAGGCTTCAAGGTCTTTCAGCGCCTCGGTTCTTCTGATATATTCGTCAGGCATCCTTGTCGCCTCCAAATCGCTCGTCATACTCTTCCGGCGTGATGAACTGAATATCGTCGCCGGTATAGCCGAGACTATCGAGGCACATCAGCTCAACCAACGTATCTTTATTGATACACTTGCACAGATCTTCATACGGGATCGTGTTTTTTGACTCGAAGCTCATCTGCGCTCCGAACTCTCCTCGGACGGTAAAGCACACACGGTTTTCATCCATCCTTCTTGCCCTCCATTTCCTGCAGCGCCCGCTCGGCTTCGGCGCGCGTCAAAAATATGCTCTTCCCGATTGCATTTTTATCGAAAGCCGGGCCGCCTGCCGTCTCGTAGATGACCTCGCGCACCGTGTGCTCATACACCCTCACCCCGTCAGTCTCGTACACCTTGCACGGCAGCACCACCACGCGCCCGTCCTTGTCGGCCTCGGCAAGCTCGCGGAGGCGGCTAGGCTCCACGCCCAGCGCCTGCTCTGCCAGATTTATCATCGTGTCCTCCGTAAATGGAGCCTTGATTTCCTCCTGGGTCAGCCCCGTAGCTTCCGTAAGAAGCCAGCATTCAGTCCAAAACGTCGTAACCGGAACAAGTTCTTCATACCATTGCTGGAAATCATTCCAATCGTTAAGAATGTTCCGAAAAAATTGTGCTGTTTCTTTTACCGTTCCCCACCCGTTCGGTTCTTCGTATTCTTTGAACGAATCTGGGTTCTGCTCCAACGTTCTCAAGCCAGCCTCGATTTTTGGAATTACATCCACGCAAAGCCCATTGTTCTGGCAGTTCTTCCATTCCAGACCAGTTGATTTCTCAATAATCTTCCGAACGTTCCAAGTTATATTTGCGTCGCACGCACCAACGGGGACGTAGGCATCAACTCCGTCGACTTTTACCTTGAACGAAATATCGTAGCTCATGTGTCTTCCTCCACATACCGCCAGCTCTGCGGCGGGCGGGTAATCGGCTTGGGTTTTGCCTTGAGCGCTACCTCTACCTCATTTGGCACAGCGTAAAATTCCCGCAGTTCTCGCGGGGTGTCGTAAATCTTGAGATTGGAGATGTGCCAGCCATATAACTCATTCGCGCCATTTGCATACGCTCGAATTTCATCAGCAGTTAGGCACGTGCGCAAGATATCATCTTCGTTCAGCCAAAAGCGGCTATTCTCGAAAAGATCTGTCACACGATCACATATAAACTCGCCGACGACGCCGCCCAGAACCGAACGGTAAATGTAGCACTTAAACGGCGTATCCATCTTCGGGCGCGTCTTGCGCACCTCAATGGTCTTCTGCCCGCTCATGATCTTCTGGGACCACATCGGGCGGATGCTGATCAAAACAGCTTTACTCATGCCTTGTCTCCTTCCTCCGTCGCTTCCGGCAGCGGCATCCAGCGGGTGACCTCCACGTCTTTCCCCCATGTATCAAACCATTCGCCGTATGCGTAATTTGCAATGAGTGCTTCCCCGTCAGCATTTAGCGCAAGCTGCGGCATATCATACTCTGGCGTTTTTTCTGTCACGGAAATCCACCGCTTCTTCTCCCGCAGCGCCGCGTTCTCGGCGGTCAGACGCTCGATGAGGTCGGCTGCGGCCGTATTTACCTCGTCAAAACAGTCTTCGTTCCCTACTGCGGGGCAGTTTTCGCACGAGACTCCAAATTTGCAGTACCGCAGCGCCTGCACGACTTCTTTATTCGTCACGTTTTTCCCTCCAATATTCGTTGAACTTTTTTCCAGTGATAATCGGGCGGCACCATTCGCGCTGGAACCGTCGCCATTCCGGATCATACTTTCCGTCCTCTCCGCGAAACAGCATGGCATACGGCACGAATCCGGCCTGCATGGTCTGGGTCAGACGCTTTTCTGCGTCCGCAAAGCTATCTCCGTCGTAGCCGCACAGCACATAGCAGCACATGGCGTGTCGTGCCGGGCGAAAACCGGCTTCCCGCAGTTTCCTGCCCATTTCGATGAGCGGTTCCAGATCGTCCTTTGTGTCATAGGCTGTATAAAGCCGTGCTGGGTTTACCTCGTGCAGCAAATCCGCCTGCCACTGCTGGAGCAGCGCCGGTTCTAATCCCCCAGTAAAAACAGATCTTTGTTTTTGCCTCTTGAGCATTTCACAGACCGCCCGAAAATGTGCTTCTGACGTTCCCAGAATGTTGTCATCAAGGATGTTCCATCCGTCCACGATTGGCAGCTCTTTGATTTCTCCGTGTGCGCAGCGCGGCACGGAGCAGAACCAGCAATCCTTTGTGCAGCCGCGTGATGTAAAAATCATCCCCTCGCGCAGATACAGCCCAGGCGTAAAGTCTCCCATGCGATCATCAAATGCCGGGCCGCCGACCTCCACCGGAACTCCGAGGATCTGCCATGCGTAGTACAGATCTTCGGCCTTTTCGAGATCCCATGTAAACGTTACGGAGATATGTACTTCTGTTACGCCCGCCTTGATGCAGTCGGCGATATTTTCGATTGTCGGCTGGCCGAAGAATGCGAGCGCATCTGTCGGGGAAGCGTTCGTTTTTCTTGGAAAGACGCGAGCAATCATCGTTTTCCTCCAAGCAAAAGCTGATTCTGCCGATTGTACAAGCGCAGGCTCATCTCCGAGGCCATCCGCAGCCGCTCAATCGCGGTTTGCTCTAAGTCCATTGCCGTCCTCCCTCCCCGGCGTAAGCTTGGCCAGCATAATCTGCCGGTCTGCCTCGATGTTCGTCAGATCGTGGCAGCAATCGCAAACAAATCTCATGCCTTATCCTCCTTGTTTTCCGCAAGCATTCGCTCGACCGCCTCCAGCTGGAACGCATCAAGTTCGTCCCCGTGGCGCTGCACGCCTTGCTGCAATCGGGCAGCTCCCTTTGACACCGGCCCCATCACCCTGTCCACAGCCGCACGTTCCAGCGGATTCAGATCGTCATGATGCCCCTGCACGCCGTAGCCGGGCTTTGCAGCGCGGCCGAGCGCCGCAGGGCGTGTGCTGGCCTCTTTCAGCCAGTCAAACACGATCCCCTTGTAATTTGCGGCCATAGAGCGGGTTATCACGTCGATCATGGCTTCCTCGCCGTATTCCTCCGCAGCCTTTGTGATCTGCGTAACAAGGCTTTGCAGGCCGACAGGCTTATACTCCTCCCGTCGTTCGCCCTTGTACGCCACCCATTTTTCAACTGCTTCGCGCAGCGTGGGGGGTAGGGGGGAAAGAATACTGTCCTTGTCCTTTGTCCTTTTCCTTTGTCCATAGCTTTTTTTGCTTTCCTCGGAAAACATTTGCTTTTTTTGCTTTTCGTTGCTTTCGTCAAAAGCATTTGCTTTTTCGGATTCAGGCCGACCGCCCTGCTTTCCTGCCTCGCTTCTGGACGCGGAGATGGCTTTTTGCGCCGCTACGGATTCGTCAATGTCCCGTCGAATCGCAGGCCAAATGAAACGTTCACTCCCGCTGAACTCTGGCTCTGCTCCCGACTCGCGATAATCCATCGCAGCCAGCACCAAGCGCCCCACCTCAGCAGCACTGTACGCCTCGAAATAGCTCCTGTAACTCAGCCACAGCTTGACGTATTCCTTTTTATCTCCCATCCGTCAGCCCTCACTTTTCGGCTGACAGGTAATAAGCAGTTGATCGCGCCGGTCAACAAGTTTTGTCAGGACTTCGAGCTCTTCCACAGTCACGTTGTAAAAATTGATCTGATTCTCAATTTTCACGCAGCCTGTAATGAATTCCTCAATGCAAACGTCAAAAAGCATTGCGAAGCCCTCCCTCAGAACGGCAGGTCGTCGTCGTCAAGCCCAATCTGCTGCATATCGGAGCCGGAGAACGGAACAGGCGTCGTGTCCGGCAGCTGCGTGAACTCTGCCGAGGCCGGTGCAGCAGCAGAAGCATTCTGCCCGTCCCGCTTGCTGTCGCCGAAATAAACGCTTTCTGCGACGATCTCCGCCGTTTTGCGCTTGTTCCCGTCCTTGTCTTCCCAGTTGCGGATCTGCAAACGGCCAGAAACGACAGCCATGCGGCCCTTGGAGAAATACTTGCTGACAAACTCAGCCGTGCCGCGCCATGCGACGATATCCACGAAGTCCGTTTCCTTCTCCGCGCCCTGCGCCGCGAAATCGCGGTCGCAGGCAAGCGTGAAGGATACAACGGAATTTCCGCTTTGCGTTTGCCGAAGCTCCGGGTCACGGGTCAGGCGGCCCATCAGGACGATTTTATTCAGCATTTGCAGCGCCCTCCATGACCTCGCCGGTTGCCTGATCGACCGGCATATCGGCCACCATTTCTGCATCCACAACGACCGCCGGGACGGTGAACATATCGTCGCTGATCTCCGTCTTGACCGTGCTGTCCTGCGCGATCTGCCGAACAAATTCAGACTTCATCGGCGCGTATTTCAGAACTTTTTTCAGAACGGTCTTCTTTGCCATCTCTTCAAAGTTGGTCTGCCACGGGCCGGAGCTGTATGCCTTGCTGTACTTCTGCGCATGGGCGCGAACATCGTCCAGCGTCATGATCTCGAAGCCGTAGCCGCCGTCCTTTGTCTTGAACATGGCCCAGACGTTCACCGGGTCGCCGCGATCTCCGTTCAGCTTCGGGATAAATTTCAGGCTGCATTCCGTGCCATACTCGGCAATCAGCGTATCGTTTGAGTGTCCGACTTGTGCTTGGATCGTCTGGATCTCGCCGGAGCGGTATGCAAGGTCGATCATGCCTTTGTACCCAAGTTGGAACTGACATTCAAGACGGTTCTGTTTCCCGTTCCAATACGGGATCAAGTATGCCTGCCCAAGCGGCGTGTTCGGCTCCAAGCCAAGCTGCGCGGCGGTCATCATCGCGCCGAGGAAAGATTGCGGCGTACACTGCGCCAGCTTCGGATTTGTGGAAAGCGCGGAAAGCGTGATCCGCGTGAACCGCTCCGGCGTCATAACGGAGGGAAGCGCTTTCTTGATCTCGCCCTCCATCTGCTTGATATACTGCTGCATTGTCGGATTTCCGCCGCTCTGTGCCTTCATAGCCGTCTGCGCGGTTGCCTGCTGGATTTTGTTCATGATTCTTCCTCCTGTTTCATTTCTGTAATTTTGAATGGCCGGGCCTGCACCGTTTTATAAAACGGTGCCAAATCGATATCCGGGTATGCCTCTTTAAAGGCTTTGGGCTGAAACGTCTGCCGGTTTTGCTGCTTCCAAGAGACGTTGTAGCCGTTGCAGGCGGCCCGCTCTGCCGTGCCCATATCGAGTTTGATCGTGTTTTCAATCTCGCGGCTGCGCTCTGCCAGTGCCGCCGCCTGGCGCTTGATCTGCATATACTCAGATAGCAGCTGTTCGCGTCCGAACAAATCAAGCTGTTCGCCGCTGCTGTCGGCATAAACCGTGCTGATCGCGTCCGTCGTCGCCTCCGAACCGTCCGGTGCAGGCGGGGTGTCTTCCTCGACGCACCGCCAGAAAAGCTTCTCCGCTTCCATCAGCGCGGAGATTTCCGCCTCGTCGCGTTCCAGCGTGTATGTAAAGAATCCGCGCCCGAAGACGAGCACCGCCAAATACCAACGGTCAAGGCCGGTGACAGCAAGATAATGCACACACTGTGCATAGTAGCGTTCCGGGAACTCCACGCCGTTGAACTGCCGAATGTCAAGCGTCGAGGTTGTCTTGCATTCCAGCCCTGCATTTTCACTGGAAATTCGCCTGTCAATGTCTGCGTGCGCCCACGGATACGCGGGATTCCGAATGATGTAGTTGCAGCGCCGCACCTTTTTCCCGGACGCTTCCTCAAAACGCTTTGCAACATACTCCTCGAGATCTCTGCCGATCCGCATAGCCTCTGTGTCTTCCTTTTCCGGAAGACGCCCAGTCTTATCCATCCATACCGTGTACGGGCTTGCAAAGCGGCTCATTCCGATAACAGCCGCCGCGTCACTCCCGCCGATGGACTTTCTGCGTTCCTCCAGCCATTCTTCGCGGCTCATCTTCACAGTGGAGATTGTATCGAGCATTTACTCCACCTCCTGTTTCATCTTTCCCACCAGCCACAGCGGCGGGAACAAATAACGGTCTTCGTCCTCCAGCTCGTCCGGCTCGTACTCCGGCTCGTACTCTGGCTCCGGAATGCTCAAGTACAGATTTTCGCCGTCATACGCCATTCCGGCTCACCTCCTGTCGGATCAGCGCTTCACAGAAGCTCTGCACCGTGGAATAGCCCAGCTTTTTCAGAAGCCTGTCCAGCTTCTTAGCCTGATCGTCCGTCAGGCGGAAGTAATACCGGTTCGTCTTCTTCCTGCGCTCAACCCGGTTCTTCGGCGCGTCCAACGCCTTGATCGCCGCGGCTGCCTCCGGAACAAGCTGCACACCGTATTTCTCCGGCGCTTCGCACTGAGAAAGCAGGCATTTGTTGAACTTCGGGTAGTCGGCCCGATGTACCGCGTCGACGCAGGCTTTCGCACCATGCCGGACGCGGGAATCCGTTAAACTTGACATATGTTCCTTTCTGCCCTATAATGAGGGCGACAATCGTTTTCCTTTCGGCCTCTGTCGCGTTGCCGCGCGGCAGGGGTCATTTCTTTATGCCAGACCATACAGCAGCGCTACGAGCGCGACGAAGCCAGTCACGACGCATTCATACGTCATTTCGGCCGTCCCGGCCATTGCGGCCAAGATCATCGCTGCGCCGCTGACCCAAAGGCACAGGCCCTTGACGATCCGCCGCGCCGCCTTGCGGGCCTCCAATTCTTCACGCAGCCGCTCCCGGCGCTCCTCGGTCGTTTCCTCCGGCTCATACCCGAGCCGTTCTGCAAGATTGGTTCTCATTCTGCGTCCTCCTTCGTATCCGGCAGCCGTTCTGCCGATTCTACCAGTGCCATAAGCCGTTTATAGTTCTCCATCCTTTCCCGGCGGCGTTTTGCGAGGTTTGCAGCCCGCTCCGCTATTTCCGCGGGCTGGTGTGCGGCCATTGCCTCAAACTCATTGGCCTCATTGTGGGTCGCGATCACAAGTAGCTCCAGCGTGTGCTTCAGCTCAAACCAATCGTCTCCGCTGAGAATCAGTTTCCGCATTCCGCTTATCCTCCTTCGTCTCCTGCATCCGCCTGACGAGACGCGCCAGACGGGCGTTTTGTGTCACGAGCTTCTGCGCGTCCAGATCCAGTCCCTTTCGCTTGAGTCCGTTAATGATCTGCGCTGCCTGGCACTCGCAGACCAGCACCGCCTCGATCAGATCATGCAGCTCCTGCGCATCCAGCGTCAGGGTGTAGGTCTTCACTTCCGCCATGCTGCATCCTCCTTCTGTTCCTGTTCCCGGCAGTTCTAACTTTCATTTGTTCCTCCTCATGCTCCGAGAAACCGCAAAAACGGCTCTCTCGGGATCTTCACTCTGTGCTTGCTTGTGCAGCAGACCGGGAAGCCCAGCTTTTCAGGCTGTTCCCTCGCCATCAAGCGAAGCCATTGCGGGGTACAGCCGAGCACCTGCGCCGCCTCGCTTGCGAGGATTGTTGGCTTTGACATTGCCCGGATATCATCCAGCGTCATTTTTCCTCCTTTCTCGGCTTTAATAACTCGTCCACTGTGCAGCCGTACAGATCTGCGATTTCGTGCAGGCGCGCCGTCTTCGGATACATCTGCCCGGTTTCCCACAGATAAACGGATGCGTCTGAAACCTTTAGCGCCTTGACCACCTGTTGAACGGTCAATCCAGCGGCAAGCCTCGCTTCCTTAAAACCCATGCCTTTACATACCTCCTGTCTGTGAATACTAAGTTTTTCTTGACAACTTAGTGAATTGTGTTATTATGAAAGTACCACCTATCATTATTAAACAATCCGATAAGCTGTCCGGGGCGGTGTTCTTTTCACGCCTCATAAGCCGAGGCATGAATCATGTGCAAGTCGTTCAGAGAAAGAATCAGGTTGTTTCTCAATCGGAATAAGCGCTACAAGTCCATAGAAGAAAACGGTCTAAATGTGCTTGTCGAAACCGAAGGCTCGAAAGCACGCACGGAGAAAAGGCGGTTTCTTATCAACATGTTTTTCACCGTCGTATCTGCCGTCGCCGCAGTCGCTGCCGCGATATTTGCCGCCCTTACTTACATCAACTCGTAGCGGCAAGCACTTCCCACAGGCACAATGGAATGTTCCAAATTCGTCGTACCCACAATCATCACCGACGATCTGGAACCCCCAGATGTATTTGTCCTTTTTCATTGTCTCACCTCGTTTTCCCCGGCTTCTGTAGCAGCGAATCGACAGATACACTAAAGTAATCAGCAATCGCTATGCAAATCAGTTTCAACCCGTAATCAACTGCCGATTTTACCTGATTGCTTTCCGGCACACATGCGGCTGCAAGCGCGGAAAGGATAATTGCCGCTTCCTCTTTGTGTTTCATACGCCCGCTCCCTGTTTCCGCTTCTTCGTTTCCTCTATTGTTGCCCGGAAAACATCGAGCGGCACACCGTAGATACGCGCAAGTGTCTTGTGATACTTCGTGGAAGGTGTCCAGTCCTCCGCCTCCCAGTGCGCGATTGCCGTATCCGAGACGTTCAGTTTGTTCGCTACCTGCGGGCGGGAGTATCCGCACCGCAGGCGCATTTCTTTCAAAGTCTCCACGTCTACCATCCTTATTCGGTAATTTTGATAAATCAGCGTTGACAAAACGCCAAAAAGCCTTTATTATGTAAGTGTCAGCCAACAAAATATCGGCCATAAGCCCGCGAACCAATTTTTAATCGGGGGTTGGCGTTAGCATTGCCTGTTTTGATTTATCATGTTCACATTATATCCTACGTAATGTAGGATGTCAATATAAAATCCGCCTTTTCGTTGGATTTTATGTAATGCACAAAATAACTGCTTCTTCTTTATCTATTTTTGCTGTTGATTAGAACATCTTCGTAAAGCTTCTGTTTATTCCACGATAGAATCGAGCTGTGTTTTGTTTTGTATAACATTTTTGACGACGAGACCAAGACCCTTGAAGAAAAGAACGTTGCGTACCTTAAAATCCGGCAGGATGAAATTGATCGTCTTAAACGCGCATATGATTTTGAAACAATAGATGGTATTCGAAGTATTCCTGTTCCTTGCCAAGAAGTTAATGGGGATTCTTGCACGGGGCGTGTCGAGTACTATCTTCGCGGGCAGTGCTTTATTTCACATTGTAAGTCCGGAAATAAAGAGGCGGCGGTGGAGTGCATCCGCAAAGCACACAGTTTAATGTTTATTTCCGACATGATATGGGGATACGACGCTTTTATTTCTGATATTTCATGGCTTCACAATATTGGCGCGCATAAAGAAGCATGGGAAGAAGAACGACGAGTTGATAACTTTTTTAAGAAGAACGGCCTTTACCCGCATTTAACGCCAAAGGATTTTCGCAGTTTGACGGAATATTTTGTTTGGAAACAAACAATCAAAAAAGCCGAAAACGAGCGCTTACGAAAACGTGCAAATCGGCACGAGTATTATCAGCTTCAAGAAAAATTGCCCGAGCTTTGCCCAAAGTCTTTATCTGGGTATTCCAGAATGAAGAAAATCGCATCAAAAAACTATCAAAAGTTGATGGATAGCGCTCTATCAATCGGTATTAAATTGAGCTAAATGAAAGGAACCCCCTATGCCGAAAAGATTAAATAGCGTATCACTCAGCAATAACGTCGTTAATGTAATTTCCGCGTTTTGTGAGCGTGAAGACATAAGTGAAGCCGCCTTTTCAAGGAAATTCGACAAAAACAACAGATGGACAAGCGATTTGAGGAGAGGCCGAAGCATGAGTTTGCGAACCCCCGAAGAAGCCGCCCGCATGTGCGTTCTGCTGCAAACCACGCCGGAAGAGATTCTTGTAGAAGAGGCAGATATCGAGTTAGTGCGCAGCCTGATCGAGCAGGAACGGGAAAAGGGCATAAAAAAAGACCCCATCCCGAAGGATGAGGCCGAAGATAGCGAAACCGCAGAACTCCGTGACATTTGGAGTTCTGCGGATGAAAATGAGCGCCGTGATTTGCTCAAAATGGCGCGTATGCTAAAGAGCCGGAGAAAGCAGAATGGATGATGCAAGCGACCTTCCGTTTTCGGAAATCGAGTTGAGCAAAGATGAAAGAAAAATGCTTAAAGCGTTGGCAGATAGCAGAATATTTGCGACGGATGATATTTTCCAGACCGCAAATAGGCTGAAACATTTTGGACTTGCAAATCTGCACCCAATCCCCAGCAAAGATGGTGTCCCTGTGTTATCGTTTGGCGCGTCCTGCGCAATTGAAATAGAAGAACGCGGGAAGGACTACTTGGCGTATATTGATCAGCGGAAGAAGTCCACAAAGGCTAGTCGAATCCATGATTTAGTGATTGCAGTAATCTCATTCCTGCTCGGGATGCTTACGTCTGAACATTTCTGGAATTTCCTGAACAAATGTCTGTCAGGATCCGAGGGCTAAAGTCGCTGCAAACTGCTTTAAGCTTTTTTTCGCAGACAAGCACGATGTCGCCGCCTGGGCTGGCCGCGCCGATCGCGTGTTCGCACATCCGGCACGCTTCTCCGCACTCATCTTTTGTAGAAATTTCAGTCCTGATTCTGCACAACTGCAGCATAATATTATCGTACTTTTCCTTGCTCAGAAACATTGTTTCGCTCCTTCCACATTCTAATTAGTTCTAGTTTTTCCTCTGATGTAAGTTCCATTAAATACTGAAAGCCAATATCAGCGGGCGCAATTTCTTCACCCTTATTATAGCACAGATCACCCTGAACACAAGTCATTTTTGCGTCCTCCTTCTCTAATCTTCCAAATTCCGACGTTTATTTTTGTGCAGCTTCTATGTTGCGGTGGCTGGTTCTAAGTGGTAATATGTAATTGTTTACAAACCATATAAGGAGTGCCGCATTGATGACTAAAAATGAATATATTGTGCAGTGCCCAAGATGCGGGGCAGAGTTCCCGGAACGGGAGAAGTTCTGCCCGCACTGTGACACGCCGAACCGGAAGATGATCTGCCGCTCTTGCGGAACGCAAATCAATGCAAGTGCCCGCGTCTGTCCGGAATGCGGCGCAAGAAACAAAAAGATGATTTCGGTTCAAAAAATCGCGATTCTTTCTGTTCCGTTCGCTGCCGTTGTGCTGGCAGTTGTCCTTATCGCATCAAAGCCCGCGAAGAAGCCAGCCGAGCCGATCAAGAGGCAGGAGCCGGATACAATCTCCGCATCGGAGTCGGCAAAGACGGAAGACGACGCACAGACCGAGGAAACGGCAACCACACCGATAACGGCTGAAAAAACATGGGGCAATAAGGTCAAGCTCACGATCCCAGCCGACTTTATCGGCGAAGATGCGACGCAGCAGGCATTGGACGAAAAGGTAAAGGAAACAGACGGGCTTCTGTCTATAGAGCTGAATCCTGACGGCTCCGCGACCTACGTTATGACGGCGGCACGGCACAAAGAGCTTATGCAGGAGCTGGCGCAGAACATTGACGCCCAGCTTGCGGACATGGCCGGTTCCTCTGACTACCCAAACGTCATTTCCGCCGAAGCGTCCAGCGATTACACGTCCTTTACTGTAACGCTTTCTACTGATGTGGTTGGGCTTCAGGACTCACTCCTTACACTGGCATTTTATATGTACGGCGGTATGTACAACGCATTCAACGGAACTCCGGCCGACAACGTGCGTGTGCAGTTTGTAGACCAGGCCGGAAATGTGCTGGAGGAAGCGAACTCGAGGGACGCACAATAAATTCAGTGCAGGATTCTCGGTTCCCGCCGATCGTCCTGTTCCCGGCCTACGTCCGCGACGCAGGAAAACAGGAGCGGAATGCCCCTGATGTAGTCCACGCTGACGCTATGCACGTCTGTCAGCTTCGCACCGTCGACCGTCACGTCGACCCGCCCATTGTTTACCCGGATATTGATGCACTCCATATTTTTTCCTCCTGACATTTATTATAGAACGATTGTTCTAAAAATCAACATGGCATTATAAACAAACAGACCGCGTTATTTTTGGGAATCAGGAACCAGATGGTGTACAGGTTATGGGACTGATGATTTGATATAATATTTGGTTTGACCGGCCCCATCGTATCTGGAACATACGGTGGGGCCATTTCAGCAGATGCCGAATTCAGGAACTATCTGCTACGTTTTCATTGTACCAGATAATGTTTGTAAGAAAAGGGCGAATCCTGCGTTCTTGTCACATGTTTTGCATTTTTATATGGAAAATGTAAGAAATAAAACTGAAACTTACGAATGGAGGCGTAATCATGTCCGCAATACAGGATCTCGCTCCGTTTATCGGCGCGTATCAGGGGAAGATCAGAAGGGCAAAAGATGCAAGCGGGATGACGTTGGAGGAGCTGTCGAACGAGTCCGGCGTTTCCTTCTCTGCCGTGAGCCGATTATACGCTGGAACACAAGCGGATCCACGGCTTTACAACTCGGCTGCGCTATGCAAAACGCTCGGGTTGTCGCTCGACGAGCTGTTCGGCCTTGAAAATCGCGTCGGAAGCCCGGAAAAGCTGACCAAGCAGATCCATCACGTCGAGCTTGAAAACGCCAAGCTGGAGGCAGCAACAGCCCTACAGAGCGCGCAGATAAGGTCTACACATACAATGTGTTACATTCTCGCCCTATTTTGTTTGCTGCTCTCCTTTACCCTGATTGCCTGCCTTGTAACGGATGCGCAGATTCGGAACGCAGGCCTCATTCGCGATGGAGATTTGACCGTAACCGCATGGGCGTGTATCGCCCTGATCGTAGGTTCAGTTCTGGCTTCTGCAATTACTTTCTACGCGATCCGAAAAGAACGTGGAGGGAAACATGGAGTGCATCAAGTGTAAAAAAGAAATTCCAGACGGCGCGCCCTACTGTTGCTGGTGCGGGAAAAAACAGGAAGCGCGGCGAAACCGGACACGCGGGAACGGGCAAGGAAGCGCTTACCAGCGAGGGAAGACGTGGACGGCGCGTTGGACAGAAAGAACTTACCTAGACGAGAACGACAAGCTTCGGCAAAAGATGCGAACAAAAGGCGGGTTTACATCAAAGCGCGCCGCCCTCCAATATGCAGCAAACCCTCCGAAGGAAGAGCAGCGAATCCCCACTCTCAGAGAATACTACAAAACATATCTGCGTGGGGATTATCTGTCCTTATCGGCTGATCGTCAGGGAGCGGCGGAAAAGGCTTTCGAGCGCATGAGAGAAATCGCCGACCGTGAGATAGACGCGCTTACCATCGCGCAGATACAGGATGTTATCGACCGCAACGCCAGCACCTATTACACACGGAAAGATATGAAAACCGTCCTTTCCCACTGTTATAACCTCGCAATCGCAGAAAAGCAGACAACCGTGAATCTTGCAAAGTACATAAAGCTTCCGGAATTGGAAGAGAAGTCGCCGGAGCCGTTTACCGACGCCGACGTAAAAAAGCTATGGGAAGCGTATGCAAAAGACCACTTCGTTGGGTTTATTTTAACGATGATTTATACCGGCATGATGCCCGGTGAGCTTCTGAAACTCAAGAAAGATATGATTGACTTTGAAAAGAATGAGATCGTCCGAGGCGGCATAAAGACAAAGAAGCGGAAGGAAACGCCTATGGTCTTCCCGGATTTCGTTGCGCCGGTGCTGCATGAACTATGCGAAGAAAGCAAATCGCGCGTCGGAAATATCTGCTGCATAAACAAAGATAATTTTTACAAGAGATATTATGAGTGTTTGGAGCTTGCCGGAGTGCAAAAGCTACCACCTTACTCATGCCGCCATACAACCGCTACAGCCCTCGCGATGAAAAACATCGACCCGTTTACGATCAAGGAAATCATGCGCCACACGAAGATAACGACTACCCAACGGTACGTACACCCGGACATGAAAGGCATGGTCGATGCCGTAAATCAGTTGCAAAACGACTCGACAGAGTGAATTATGTATGCTACAAAATATGTTACAAACGCCAATTTCCCCAGTGTTTTCAATGGGTTTTTCTCCCCTGCTAAGGGAGTAG